AAGATTCAGCCTCTCGGACATTGTGAGGATCATCAATAACAATTATATCTCCACCCTCTCCTGTCAAAGCCCCATCCACAGAGGTTGCGATCCTTTGCCCTGTTTTATCATTCTCAAACCGTTGTTTCTGGTTCTGGTCACCTGTGAGCGAGAACATCCCTCCGAAATGATCTTTGTACCAAGGAGACTCGATCAACCGTCTACACTTAACTGAATCTCGGATGGAAAGAGAGCTCGCGTAAGATGCAAACAAAAACCGCTTCTCGGGTTGAATGGTCCAAGTCCATGCAGGCAAAGCCACCGCCACTGATATCGACTTCATGTGCCGAGGAGGGATGTTTATAATCAGTCTCCGGATTTTACCTTCCACAACCGCTTGCAAATGTTCGCTTATTGCGTCTATATGCCAGTTGTCATGGAACTCTCGTCCTGGTTCAATCGTTCCCCAAGATCTCTTGGTAAATTCCTTCAACGATCTCCTCATCCTCTCCGCTCTCACCTCCGTCAATGATAGCGTGTTCAAGAACTCTTTCAATTGTGTCGAGGTCGTCATCTGTTATTCTGTTTATGTCCAAAACTCGTGTTTGTTGTACCTGTGCTTTAATTTCCACAGCTTTCAAATCCGGGACGCATTTGCCCAGCAAAGTCTTTGCCGCCAGAACTCTTAACTCTGGGTCTGCGGATATTTTCCCAGACTTGGTTGCTATCCCCTCAGGATCTTTTGTATAAACAGGGAACATTTCTTTACCCTGCATAACTGCCGCCAGAAATCCTACAGGGTCTGCCTGACCCATGATCCAGTTGATTGTGGCGTGATGATTCCATTTGTAGCGTTTTTGCCTTGCTGGTTTTTGAACATCCAAAGGCTCAACTGATTGGAATCTCCCGTCCCAGGTTTCTGGGTTAACAGGTCTGCCGTCCTTGATAGGACGTTGAACAACTGTTTGCTGGGTTTTTGGCTTTGGTGGTCTGCCGATTCTTTTTTTGTTCTCTGGAGGCATAGTTTTTTGTTCAGAACCTTTCTATTCAGTGGTCAACTGTTTTAAAACTGAAGTAATTATGTCTTATTTTAGAAAATAAAAAAAGCCCAGAATTTAATCTGGGCCAAACACCTTGAAATGGAGTAAACAAATTATACTTTAAACCTCACCGCCAAGTTCCTTTTTTTATCTCATTATCGTAGAACATGCACTCTCCAGTCTCCCAACTCCCATCTGCTTTGTAGATTGGCTCACCACAACCCACTGACCATTCCAAAAGAACAACAGCCAGCAGAACGGTGATAATAAGGAATAACCCGAAATTTATCATTACTTTTAAAAACATTTTGCAGACTCCTTTAAAAGTTAATTATTTTAGTGATGTCTTCAATTTCCGCAAACCCAACTGGTTCAACCTGATAGAATGCGCTTGGGGTCGCGATAATGTCCCCCACCGAGGTTGAAGGGCAACCATCGCCTGAAAACAAACTCATCACGCCATCATTCTGCCACCAACAGCGGTTAACGGTTTGGGTCAGGGAGTAAGCCTCGTTCAGAGCTTCTTGCTCGTTGGTGGTTTCTACTTCAACTGAAGCAACAACTTTGATTGCGTCGTACCTGTCTTTTTGGAATACTGTACAAAACATTTTATTTCCTTTCTAAGTTAAACAAGGAGCCGAAGCTCCCTGATGACTATACTAATTTAAGAGATATGTTGTTATTTGGTGTTGGGACAATCTCAAAAGTCTTGCCGTGGAATTTAATTTTATCGCCATGCTTTTGCATGAATGAATATTCCTGCGCACGTTCATGGCTAGTAATCATGCTTGAGTTTTGGTTTGCCCAGTGAATTTCATGACCAAGCTCTTTTTCTCTTTCAACTGACTCAAATGGGCATTTGCAATTATCGATTGCGTATCCAACAACACTGCCTAAAGTGTAAAAACGATGCAGAGTGCCGTAGTTTTTTGACTCAAATGCTATCGCTATAACATCATTATCTTTGTACTCACCTTTGCCTTCAAAGATTTTGTGTGCTGGGCTTTCATATTTTATTTCACGTTGTGTCATTTTGTTTCCTTTCTCAGTTAAGGGAGTTATTCTTCCCAATGCAGTTATTATCCCTCTTTTCTGTCATAAAGGCAACAACTATGTTCTCATTAAAAACAAAGACTTACAATAAATCGAAACCAGAGATGCGGTTTCGTTTATCTTTAGGTTTCGGGTTCGGTTCCACTCTTATGTCTTTGATTTAATTAAATAAAACACACCAACGAAACCAGACTCCACAAAAACCTGAGAATTTTAAAAAATAAAAAACAACAAAAAATCTTCCCTTATACTTATCTATGATTTTCCAAGGACGGGTCCAAAAACAACTGCGAAACCACAAAGTCTGGGTTCTCTGGTTTCGTTGGGCAAGATTTTTGTTTCTTTTGTGCCCGCGTTCAGGCATAATAAACCTTCAACAAATGAGAAAGGACAGAAAGTGCAAAAAGTTTATGTAGTTAATCGCCCAGTCCGCAACAAGTTTGGCTGGACACCGGATTTGTCTGATGCTGCACGTTATGGTGCGTTGGAAGTTGTTTTCGAGGCAAGTGATCAGCCCCAGTTCGTTCCCGCACCAAGCATCCGCAAAGCTCGTGAGATAATGAAAGACTTCAGCCCAGAGGATTATCTGCTCTGGCCAGGAGGTGGGGATCCAATCGCGGTGATGATCTGTTGTATGATTGCCTCCGAAAAATCCCCAACAGTAAGAGTGCTCCGTTGGGAGCGCAACATGGAAGAAGGAGAGCGTGACAGGCGCAAAGGTTGGTACATGCCTGTGGCACTTGAGCTTCGTAAATAAGAAAGGAACACAATGTAATGGAAATAGATCTGCTCGCGGATGTGGCACCAGCATCCAATAAAGAAATAGGTGCATTAGCGGATTTGGCTCAGAAGATGGTTGATCTAGAAAAACAGATCGAACGTGATGAAGAGTTGCTGAAGCAAAAGAAGCAGAATCTCAGAATGTTGGCAGAGCACGATGTCCCCGACATGATGCAAGAACTCAATATGCGGTCGTTTGAATTAACAGACGGCTTCTCCATCGAGGTCAAACCCATCATACAAGCCACCATCCCCTCATCAGGCGCAATTGAACGCGCAAAAGAGGAAAGTGTGCGTGCGGAGCTCATAGTGCTGCAACAGCAGTGTTTTAATTGGTTGCGTGAGAACGGTGGCGCAGATTTAATTAAAAGCGCAGTTGAGGTTAAGTTCGGTCGTGGTGAGGAGCAAGACTGTAAGAATTTTACAGATCAACTCCGTGATCACAATCTGAACTACAAGCAAGCAACAGCTGTCCATCCCCAAACGCTTAATGGCTTCGTCAAAGAGCGCATGGAGGCTGGCAAAGATGTTCCAATGGAACTTTTTCGCGTATTCACTGGCAGACGTGCCAACATTAAAAAAGGATAAACAACATGGCTAAAAACGAAGTAGCAAAAAAAGAAAGTAGTGAAGTTGTGGTTTTTGATGAATCAGTCCTGCTCGCAGACGCTGGTCTCGGATTAGAGAACATCACCAAAGACGACATAATGATCCCGCGCTTGAGCATTCTCCAAGCACTCAGCCCCCAAGTCAACAAACGTGATGGTGCGTACATTGAAGGTGCTGAGCAAGGTTTAATCTTCAACAATGTTACTGATAAGTTGTATGATGGAGACAAAGGCATCACAGTTGTCCCGATCAGTTTCCGCAAAGCACACCTTGAGTGGAAAGCCAACAGAGGAGGTTTTGTTGCTGACCACGGAGCCTCGAGTGAATGCCTCGTAGCTTGTGAGCGTGGGCCTCGGGGAGAGCACATCACCACAGAAGGCAATGAGATTGTTCCAACATCAGAGTTTTTTGTTTATGTTTTGGGTGAGGACGATTCATACGCTCCAGCTTCAATCAGCATGTCCAAGAGCCAAAATAAAAAAGCTCGCCAGTGGAACTCAATGATGCAGAGTCTCGTGATCCAAGTCCAAGATAAGCGTGTTCCTGCTGCAGCTTTTTGGAACGCATATCAGCTCTCCACAGTGCCTCAAGAAAATGATCAAGGCACTTGGTTCGGGTGGTCAGTGAAGATGTTGTACGACGCCAACAGCGGAGGCATAATCCAGCAACTCCCGAACGGAAAAGACATTTATCTTTCCGCCAGAGAGTTCCAACAACAAGTCAAAGCAGGCGAAGTCCAAGTTAAGCAAGAAGAGACAAGTGGTGAGAGCTCTGATAGCTTTTAAATAGAAGCAGAGCCTGTACAATGAAACTTGAAAGGAGGGGAGCAACATGGACTTTAAAAAAATACTAAAATCAGAAGAGAACGGTTCCGTACAGGCTCAACGCAGTTTAAATATGGATACTTTTGAAAGCATTGTGTGCTGAACTTTTAGAAAACCAGGAGCCTCTTGGACAAGAATTTCAACGCATTTCCTAGGGAGAAAATAATATGAAGGTTAAAGACATAATGGAAATTGCTAACGAGTCTGGCCTTTTGGCAATACTTGAACAACACGCTGGAGAATTTGGAAACGGTACGCTTGAGAATACTTTATATCCAGAGCTAGAGAGGTTCACCGAGTTGATTGTTCAGGAGTGCTATCGGGAGAAAGCTAAATGAAATTCATAAAGAAGCAGATAGCCATTGAAGCCACACAGTGGTTTAAAAATGGTGACCACCCTGACGATGGTGACGAGAAGGTCACTTAAAAGTAAGAAACACCAAAGCAAAGTTTTACACACAAAAAATAAGGAGAAAATGCAATGACTAAGTTGTTTTTAGTTTTATCTATGTTGATGTTACTGCCCTTATCTGCCCATGCTGGGCGTTTGCTCAAGTGCGAAGGTGTTAGCACCTCGAGTGGGTTTATTTATATCGGGACTTATTGTGTGGACTTTGCGTGCAATTACGTCACACGCAGAAGTTTCAGAACTTACTGCCCACACTCGGTATAATCGGAGGAAGGGGAGCTTTGGCTCCCCGACTTGCTTAGAAAGGAAGACTTAAACATGGAAGTAACCAATTTAAAACGCTTCATGAATCTGTTCCAAGGCTACACCAAAGCCCACGGACAGTACAGCGTCAAGCGAACCGAGGCAGATGGGAAAAAAGCAGGCAGAGCAATCACGATCTCTGAGGGACCAACACAGGCTCATTTTGAATCTCATTTGAGTGGTAAGGATTATATTTTAGGAATTATTATGTTGCGTGATGACAACTCATGCAGCTTTGGAGCAATTGATGTAGACATTCGTGGTGATGTTAAGCTGCACGACACTCTTGAAGATTTAGAGCGGAAAATAGAAAAAACTCCACTTGTGCTTTGTCGTTCGAAGAGTGGTGGTGCGCATTTGTATTTGTTTTGTGATCCGCCAATTGCCGCAGTCGACATGGTTTCCAAGCTCAACGAGTTTGCCGCGACAATGGGTTATGGTGGTGCGGAGATCTTCCCCAAGCAAATCAGCCGAGCCAATGCGCAGGATCGAGGCAATTGGATCAACCTCGCGTACTGGAATGGGGACAAAAGCGAACGCTACGCAATACACAAAGGCAAGAAACTCTCGCTGGAAAAGTTTTTAGATCTTGCTGAGAAAAAAAGAACAACTTGGGAAAAGCTACAATCATTCAAACCTGAACTCACCGCCAAGTTCGAGGATGGACCACCTTGCCTCCAGCACATCATGACGATGGGTTTCCCGGAAGGTGGTCGGAACATATCGCTGTTCAATGCAGGAGTTTATTTCCGGAAGAAAAACCCCGACGACTGGCAAGAGGACTTGTTTGCGTTTAACTATGAAATTGAAAATCCATTGCCGAGCTCTGAGGTGAATGGACTTATAAAGTCTGTGAGTAAAAAAGATTACGCCTACACCTGCAAGCAGTCCCCAATATGCAACTACTGTGAGAAGCCCAAGTGCATGAAGCGTGAATTCGGTATCGGTGGATTCTCGGGTGGTGCAGCAATGCAAATCGACTCCATCACAAAGTACGAAACCGAGAACCGGAGTTCTGTGCGTTGGTATCTCGAGATGCAAGGAGAGCGCATCGAGGTCACCACTCTTCAGTTGATGGACCAAAGTCAGCTACAAAAAATATGTATCGAGAAACTCAACAAGTGTCCCTCCAAACTCCCAGCCCCAAAGTGGGAGCAACGTATCAATGAACTGTTAACAACGGTTGAGATTGTTCAAGACCCAGACGATGCATCGCCTCAAGGTCAATTTGAGAAAATGTTGGATGCTTTCTTAACAGGGAAAGTACAAGCCCGACACAAAGACGAAATAATGAATGGCAAGCCGTATTACGACGAGGAAACATCCAAGATGTTTTTCCGTTCAGAAGATTTATTTTTATATCTTGAGGCAAGACGTTTCCGATACTTATCTCAGCATCAGGTTTGGAGTTGGTTACGAGAATCAGGTGGCGACAGAGCATCTTGGCGTTTAAAGAAAAAGCCAGTAAAAGTTTGGTCAGTCCCAGCTCCAGAATTCTATGACGATTCAGACGAACTCGACATACCATCAAACTTAGCAGGAGAATTTTAAGAAAGGAACAAACACATGCGTAATGTCCAGATAATACTCGGACCACCAGGAACTGGTAAGACCACAACTCTTCTCAGGATCGTGGAAGATGCTTTGGCCAGAGGAGTCCCCCCAGAGAAGATTGCGTATTTGGCATTCACTCGCAAAGCTGCATACGAGGCGCAAGATCGTGCAATGAAACAGTTTGGTTTTGAAGAGGCTCGTTTTCCGTTTTTCCGGACACTGCACTCTTTGGCATTCAAAGAGCTCGGACTCCAAAGGGATGAGGTCATGACCAACAACCACTACCGGAAACTCGGCAAAGCACTCGGAGTGGAGTTCCGTGGGATTTATGATGAGGACTTGGGCATTCACACCGGAGATGGTTTGGGGGATAAGTGCTCGAGGGTGGAGAGCTTGGCTCGGGTCGGGTTGCGCTCTCCAGAGGAGCAGTACCAGATCGCCTCTGTTAATGATCTCACGCTCCACGCTGTGAAGCAGTACGATAATTCTTTACGGAAGTATAAAAAAGATTTGGGGTTGTTTGATTTCACCGACATGCTCGAGTCGTACAACTCAGAGCTCGACATCGATATCTGCATCATCGACGAGGCACAAGACCTGAGCTCACTCCAGTACAAAATGGCGATCAAAGCCGCAACTCATGCCAAGGAAGTTTACATCGCAGGAGACGATGACCAAGCGATTTTTGGTTGGGCTGGAGCAGATGTTAATAAGTTTTTGAACCTCAAAGGCCAACGCATGGTTCTACCTCAAAGCTACCGCATCCCAACCTCTGTTCACCGTTTGGCGCTTGATGTTGTCAAGCGAATTAAAAACAGATACGTTAAACCATGGTCACCACGCACAGACAAAGGTTGTGTTGAGTATATTGTAGATGAGCAACAAATAGATTTTTCTTCAGGAGGGAGCTGGTTGTGCTTGGCTCGGAGCAAGTATCTGATGAGTCGGTATAAAAAATCAGTACGCCAACAAGGCTATGGATATTCTTATGGCGGCAAAAACTCTCTTGACTCAGAAGAAACTCGCGCAATCTCAAGTTGGGAGCGTTTGCGTGCTGGGGATAAAATTACAAATTTCGAAGCCAAGAACATGATTCAATTTTTAGCTCATGTTCCGAAAATAAAGAAACAAGAGGCTTACATGCTCTCAGATTTTGGTTTGCCTGAAGCTGCAAAAAGCTACGACTGGATGCAAATGCTCCGAGGCATACAACCAGAAGAGCGTGAGTATTTACGTTCATGCTTGCGCAATGGGGAGAAGTTTTTCTCAGACCCAAGAATTGCAATCTCCACAATCCATCAATCCAAAGGTGGTGAGGCTGACAATGTTGTGCTGATGACTGACATGGGCAGGCTGAGTTGGGAGAACTCTCACCGAGATGAGGAGAATCGGGTTTGGTACGTTGCACTCACTCGGACTCGTGAGAATCTGTTCATAATCAGACCAAGAGGACTAAGGCATTATGAAATTTAATTTTAAATGTTTGATTTTAAAAGAAAAGAAATCTGCCAGAATTGTTGCCTTTATGACAGAAAAGAGAGATAATTACTTTACTGACTAAATGAATAGCCAGTCTTAAGAAAGGAAAATAAAATGAACACAGAGAACATCATTTACACAACAGCCCACCTAGCAGGTATTGCAGCTGCAGAAAATTGCACTCCGAACCCAATGGTTGTTAATTATGTTGCCAACGGAAAACCAACCCAAGAGGTTGTGGAAGATGGTGTTTGTGGTTTTGCTTGGGTCAATATGCCTAACCGAGGGAAGTTCGTAAAGTTTTTGAAAGAGCAAAATATCGGTAGAAAAAATTCATACGAAGGTGGGTACACAATCTGGATCGGAGACTTTAATCAATCGATGCAGAAAAAAGAATCATACGCTCGAGCATTTTGCGAAGTTCTTAACCAGAAAGGCATCAAAGCCTTTGCTCAATCAAGGATGGACTAATCATGACTGATAAATCAACTTGTGAACAGCTTGCTCGCTCCATGCACTTGATAGTGCAGGAGTTAAAACCTGGAGTTGTTTGGATGATTGCTGATCTTAAAAAATTCAAGAATAAATTTAAAAAAGACTGGCATGAATTCCACAAAGCAGGTAATATGAATTTTGGTTGGGCAGAGACTTATGAAGAGTTGTTAGAGTTAAAAGAAAAAATTACACAAATAAAAAAGGAGAAACCAGTGGAACAAGTTGTAGAAGTTAAAGTTGAAACAACCAGCAAAGAAGAACGAGGTCGCAAATCCGCTTACAGTGGGAAGCTCTTGGTAGCGAAAACTCAGGAGAACAAACGTAGAAAAGGCAGTGCTGCTCAAGTGGCTCTACAGATAATAATTGAAAACTCACCAATCACTTATGAGGCATACATAGCAGCAGGAGGCATACGCAGAGACTTGGCTTGGGATATAAAAAAAGGAAGAGTTGAGGCAAAGGAGATCTGATGTTAATTTATGGAGCAGGTCTGGCAGGACTTTTGGCAGCAAATGTTTTCCGGAGATTTGTCCCCACTGTTTGTGAGTCGCAAGGCAAGCTCCCAAACAACCATGGTGCTCTGTTACGATTCAGAACAGATCGAGTTGGGATTGCCAGCAACATACCTTTTAAAAAAGTAAAAGTTCAAAAAGCAATCAAGTATGATGGGAAAATAATAACACAGCCGAACATACAACTCAGCAACATGTACTCACAAAAAGTAACTGGGGCTGTGCTTGATCGTTCGATAAATAATCTTGACTCTGTTGAACGGTACATCGCACCATGGGATTTAATCAATATGCTTTCTCGCAACTGTGGCATAGAGTACAACCTGCCATTGACGATGGAAGACATAACAGAAGCCAATGGGGTTGGTGTTCCGATAATATCTACAATACCCATGCCTGTGTTAATGCAGATTGTTAAGTGGAGAGACATTCCAAAATTCCCAAAGCAAAAAATTTATACACAGACCGCTCGGATTGAAGAAACTGAGTGTTCAGTTAATCAAACTATTTATTACCCTGACCCATTGACCAGCCACTATAGAGTTTCCGTGGTTGGGGACACTGTCATCTCAGAATCAATACGGAAACCTGATGGGAGTGCAGGTTCAAACATCATGACAATTTTGATGGAAGACTTTGGGATAAAACCCCGAAAGCTCGTGGACATAAAAGACTCATCTCAAGATTACGGCAAGATCCGCCCAATTGATGAGCAGTTGCGCAAGCAGTTTATTTTCGAGATGACAACCAAGTACAACATTTACTCGGTTGGTCGTTTTGCGACTTGGCGGCAATTGCTGATGGATGATGTTGTTGAAGATTTACAAATAATAGAAAATTTTTTGGAGAAAAACTCCGACTATTCACGTTGGATGCATTCTCAAAAAACTTGGCAGGAAACATTAACAATTAAGAAAGGAAATTAACATGAAAGTAGAATTGGTAAATTACACACAGGACGCAGTCAATCTTTTATTATTCACAAAGAACACTCGACTTATGCCGGATGATGATGCTTACAAAACCATCGCCCAGTGGGAGTGGGAAAAGAAACAATCAGAGTTAGATTATATGTTGAAAACAATACGCTCGTCTTGGGAGTTTATAGATTACGTATTTAACATAAGAGATGTGACACGTGGCTTCACTCACCAGTTCGTTCGCACCCGACAAGCATCCTACGCCCAGCAGTCTCAGCGCACAGTCGACATGAGTGGCTTCAGCTATTACACACCTCCTGAGATTGAAAATGATGAAGATGCAAAAACGTATTATGATGAGTGTATGAAAACAATAAACTATTACTACCAGAAACTCCGCAAACACGTCCCAGCTGAAGATGCTCGTGGGGTATTGCCAACCAACATTCATACAAACATTGTAGCAAAATTCAATTTGCGCACACTGAGTGAAATGGCCAAGTCCCGACTCTCACCAAGAGCACAAGGCGAATACCAAGAGGTTTTTAAAATGATGGTGGCTGAAGTTGTTAAAGTCCATCCATGGGCAGAACCTTTTCTAACACCAACCGAATGGGCTGCACCCTCAATGGGCAAAGCCCTTAACCCAAAAGGATAGAGACATGGGAGAGAGATTCAATCAAGCAACAGTAGACAGAGTGCACGACCTTAAAAATTCTGGTTCAAATTACAAAACGATATCCAGGCTAATGGGGTGGGGCAAAAACACAGACAGAGTCAAATACATAATCCGTAGGAGGAATCCAACTCCAAAGTCTTTGTTTTCTAGAATCCGAGACCTTTTCACTCGGAAATGAACTTTACTTTTTCTGCCATATAGAGTATAATTACTATTCCAATTGAGAAAGGAAAAAATAATGACTAAATATATAATATATTTTACTGATGAGTGCGGGTTTAAACATTGTGTTATTAAGCGCAAATCTTCCACAGCTTTGAGTGAAATTAAGGATTGGTTGAAGTCGCATGAGTCGGGTGAAACTCCTTTGGATGAGATCACTATTAAAATTGCCTGAGAAAGGAATTATCATGAACATATTTTATTTACATCATTACCCTAAGATTGCTGCAAGTATGCATTGCGACAAGCACTGTGTGAAGATGATACTTGAGACAGCACAACTACTCAGCACCGCACACAGGGAGTTAGATGGTGATGGCTATGCTGATGTGGCTGGGATGTATAAGTCCACACATAAAAATCACCCGTCAGCAGTCTGGGTTCGTGCCTCTCGGAAGCACTATCGTTGGGCGTATGATCTTTTTGTTGAGCTGTGCAAAGAGTACACCCATCGTTACGGCAAAGTCCACAAGACTGAGCAAAAGCTGATGAGTGTTCTAAAAAATTACCCAGACAACTGCCCAAATGTTGCTTGGAGCCAGCCACCCCAGTGCATGCCCGATCAGTATAAACAACACCCCAACTTTGCAGTCAAAGCATACCGAGACTACATTGTCAATGAGAAAATTTCCTTCGCAACCAAATACACAAACAGAGAGGCTCCATCATGGATAAGCGCGTAATTATTTCTGACCTAGATGGTACGCTCGGTGACTACGGACACAGAGAGCATCTTTACAAAGACAGGAACTACACAGAGTTTAACAAACAAGGAATAAACGACAAGCCTATCGAATCCATCTGCAACATACTCCGTAGATTGAAAGATGACGATACAGAGATCGTAGTCATAACTGCTCGGGAAGAAACTGAAAGGAAGATGACTGAGAAGTGGCTCAACCTCAATGATATTCCTTTTGATAAACTTTTAATGCGCGGCATAGGCGACAATAGGTCTGATTGGGATGTTAAAGAAAAACTTTTCACCGACAACTACGATTACAGAGAGATATGGTTTGTCCTCGAGGATCGCAAAGGTTGTGTCGACATGTGGCGTGGCCAAGGACTTAATTGTTTGCAAGTTGCTCCAGGAGACTTCTGATGAATGATTTAAGGCTAAAAGGAAATGACATAGAGTTGAACGGACAAAAGGTTGCTAGGGTTTTCCATGTTGCTGGGACTTTGCGGGATCAGCTTGAAAAAACGATAACTCAGATCAACACAGAACCTGCAGACAAAAATAAATTTTACCAGGACGCTTACCGAGAGGGTTGGCAGGATGGTTACAACAAAGGAATGAAGGGAGCAGTAGATGGATAATGTTATTTACGATTCCAGCAAAGGGGAGCCGAAGAGCAAAAATGATGCTTCTAAAATACTCCAAGATATGGCTACCACATTTAAGGAGAGAAATAAAGTTTACGGAGATAATTACAAAACTGTCGGGATTGTGATGTCTGGCTTGTTCCCTGATGGGGTCAATCTTAAAACAATTGACGATTACAATACTTGGCATCTTTTTGAGTTGATGATTGTAAAATTGACTAGGTTTGCTAATACGAACTTAACTCACAGAGACAGTATACATGATGCCGCAGTTTATGCTGCGATGATTGAATCTTTAATTCCAGAGGAGGATAAAAGTGAGTAACATTTTAATAACAGGATCTGGGGAAGGTCTTGGCAAAGCTATGAAATTTGAGCTAGAAAAACAAGGCCACAGAGTCTATGGGTTCGATATAAAAGATGGGAATGACATTCGAAACCCAGAGGGTTCTGTGATACCAGAAATTGACGTTCTTATCAACAATGCTGGCGTAAACATAATCAACTGGCTGGAAGAATTCGAGGAGTCAGACTGGGACAAGGTCATGGACACCAATGCCAAAGGCATCTACATGATGACAAGGGCTTGCTTGCCTGCTCTGATCAAGAACAAAGGCACAGTTGTCAACATAGTGAGTAATGCTGCACACATGCCTATGACTTGCTCTTTGGCTTACAATGCCTCAAAAGGTGCTGCGCACATCATGACTTTGCAACTGGCTCGTGAGTTGACAAAAAAGCATGGCATCACAGTTTTCGGGATAGCTCCAAACAAATTGTCTAACACTGGGATGAGCGACGACATTGATAATCAAGTTGTTGCAACTCGTGGCTGGACGAAAGAATATGCTCAAAAGTATCAGCTGAATGGGCTGCTTACAGGGGAAGAGACGCCACCAGAAAGATTGGCTGAGTTTGTCTCCTTTTTACTTCAATCCAAACAACATCACAAGTACCTCACAGGGTGCATCATACCATACGGAGCATAAAATGAAATTTACAATAGAACAAATAGCAATCGTACCGAAAGACCCTGCAGCAGCTAAGAAACTGCTTTCTGAAATCGGAGCTATTGATTGGGCTGAAGATCATGTTGTTGCCACTGGCAGTGTTTTTGGAAACCAAGGAACAAATGAAGCAAATCTTTCTTTCAATTATGATTTGTTTTCTGGTAAAGAATTTGAAGTACTTGATTACACATCTGGTCGGAATTGGATAGATCATAGAGGGGAAAGGAACACTGTAAGTCATCTAGGGATGCATTGCACTGCAGAAGAGTTGCTTGATTGGAGAGAATTTTTCAAAGCTCGTGATATCAGAGTTGCTCAAGAAGTTTTAACCGACTCTCACACCAACCCTGTTATAGCAGGATTGAGGTCTTACAACTATGTCATATTTGATACCAAAGAAATACTTGGTGTCGATCTCAAATTTATAGTTAGGATTGACAAAGATGATAGTGGGAGATAGGTTGATGAGCGATGTAGAAAAAACTTGCGGTAAATGTTTAAAGCGTCCTGCACAAAAACTTATACTCATGAGCAATGGTCGGAAGCAATGGCAGTGTGATTTGTGCCGCCAAAGGAAAAATGTTTCTGGATTCAAAAGGAGACTGGAATGATTGTATTCGACTTAGAGACAACAGGTCTTCCAAAAGCAGAGGGATCTGATTTAGACATCCAGCCAAAGATCATAGAGTTCGGAGGTATTAAGCTGGACGAAGATTTAAACGAGATTGGTAGGTTGGAGTTTTTCTGCAATCCTGGACACCCACTCGACCCAATCATAACCAAGATAACAAAAATCACAGACGATGATTTAAAAGATGAAAAGCCATTCATAGCAAGCTATAAACCTTTGTGTGATTTTTTCTTAGGTGAAACAAAACTCGTTGCACACAATTTACCATTCGACCGCAAGATACTTAAATTCGAACTCGAGCGCAACGACAAGCTCACAAAGTTCCCATGGCCAATTGAACACATCTGTACAGTTGAGATTGGCAAGTCTGTTTGGGGAACTTACCGGAAACTCGCGGATATTTATTTTGAAGTAACAGGACAAGAGCACAAAGGTGCTCATCGTTCAATAGCTGATGTTTTGGCAACTGTTGAAATCTTAAAGTGGTATAAAAAAGAGGGGCACATATAATGGATCCAATAACCGCTAATATAATTGCTTGCATTGTTGTTTATTTTATTTTTGAAATTTTATGATTAACATACGCAACAGAACTGAATATTGTTTCCGGAAAGCATTTGGACCCATCGACAGTGTTGTTGCAGCTTCAACAGGAAATGCCCTCGGGATATGCGACTCTGGGACTTGGGGTCATGTCAACTTCAGCAAAGCCTGCAAAGCCCTAGGCAAGAAAGCTCTGTTTGGGGTTGAGATTCCCATTGTTGAGGATGCAACAGAACGCTCAAAGCAACCAGCCAACGAGATGGCATTCATCGCCAAGAACAACGAGGGTCTGTCTGAGATTTATCAGTTGGTTACAAAAAGCACTGACAAGCAGCATTTTTATTATTTCCCGAGGCTGAGTTATGAGCATTTGTTTGATCTGAGTGACAATGTGATAATACTCAGTGGTACAAATCCAAACTGGGGACTGCTGCCCTTAATGCAGAAAGAAAATCTTTACATAGAGCTGAACCCCATGAGTGTGCGCAAGTCTTTGGATTTCGCGGAACGAAAGGGATTCAAAGTTGTTGCGACTTCTGATAATTTTTACCCAGCTGTTAAAGACAAAAAAGCATACGAGGTTCTTATCGGTCGCAACCGCACAGACCGCACCGCACCAATGCACATCCTCAATGAATGGGAGTGGAGAGAGGCACTGCCATGGGCACCGGAGGAGGCAATCAAAAATACATATGAGATAGCAAAGAGCTGTGATGTTGATCTGCCGACTGCGACCAATATAACTTTCAGAAGTGAAAAAACCCTTAAACAAATGTGCGAGGAGGGTGCTGTTAAGAAAAAGATAGACCTTTCTGATGAGGTTTATTCTGCTAGATTGAAGCGCGAAATTGATATGATCGCGTTAAAGAAATTTGAAGACTATTTTTATGTCATAGCTGACATGATTAAATATGCAAAACAACATATGCTTGTTGGACCAGCAAGAGGATCTTCAGCAGGATCATTGGTTTGTTATCTCACCGACATAACCGATATTGACCCGATCAAGCATGATTTGTTGTTTGAGCGTTTCATCGATATAACTCGTGAAGACCTCCCAGACATCGATATTGATTTTCAAGACGACAGGCGCGAGATGGTGTTTGAGTATCTACGGGAAAAGTACGGTGCAGAGAAAGTTGCACACTTAGGAACTGTCTCCCGATACAAAGCAAAGAGCACTATCGCAGAAGTCGCCAAGGAACTCGGTATCCCTGCTTGGGAGGTGAATGATTTGAAGGGTGCAATTATTGAGCGGAGTTCTGGGGATTCGCGTTCAGCTTTTTGCATCTTGGATACTTTTAATGAATTGGATGTTGGGCGTGAGGTGATGAGGAAATATCCTCAAATGAAAGTTGCAGCAGACATGGAGAATCACGCTCGGCACACTGGTGTTCATGCAGCAGGGATGATTGTCACAGAGCACCCAGTCAGCAGGTACTGTTCGGTTTCTGGGCAGACAGGTGCAGCTCAAATTGATAAAAAAGATGCAGAAGAATTAAATCTTTTGAAAATCGACGCTTTGGGTCTGCGTACGCTTTCAGTTTTGCAAGATGTTCTGGATCAAATCGGATGGGACAGAGACTCGCTGATCAACTTTCCTTTGGAAGACAAAGAAGCATTCGAGGTTCTTAACTCAGGGAGATACGCAGGGATATTCCAATTTGAAGGTTATGCATTGCAGTCAGTCACTCATCAGATGAAGGTGCATAGCTTTGAGGACATTGCCGCGATCACAGCTCTGGCTCGCCCTGGACCATTAAACTCCGGAGGCACCACTGAATACATTAAACGGCACATAGGGGAAGCTCCTGTGGAGTATCTTCATCCTCTGACTGAGAAAATAACAAAGGTCACAAATGGCGTTGTTGTTTACCAGGAGCAAGTGATGACTATTGCTCGGGATGTTGGGAAGCTGTCGTGGGAAGATGTTTCAACTTTACGCAAGGCAATGTCTAAATCTTACGGAAAGGAATATTTTGACACATTCTGGGAGAGATTCAAAATTGGTGCAGCAGAAAATGGTATCAAAGAAGATCAAGCCCAGCGCATCTGGGACAACATCAACACTATGGGAAGTTGGGCTTTTAACAGGAGCCACGCTATTGCTTATGGCATGGTTTCTTATTGGTGTTGTGTTCTTAAGTCTAGGTATCCTCTTGAGTTTGCTGCTGCATGTTTGCGGAATGTTAAAGACGACGAGCAAGCAGTTAAGCTCTTGCGTGAAGTGGTCAAAGAAGGATTAGTTTATAAATCTTTCGACAAATTCAAATCCGGAGAGAATTGGTCTGTTCAGGACGGAGAGCTGATTGGTGGGTTGATTGGCATAAAAGGCATTGGACCCAAAATGGCAGAGGGCATAGTCGAGCGTCGAAAACTTATGCAGCCATTGACACCACGTCAGGAAAATTTGTTAAATGAAGGCACAACACCATATGATGATATTTTCGAGTGCGAGCGAAGATTCGGTCACATTAAGAAAAACCCAGAAGAGCACAACATTAAGACCAAGATCGTTGACATAGAGCAATTGGATGCCGACACCCCAGGGACTTTTGTTTTCTTCGGAAAGTTAAAAGAGAAAAACTTACGAGACATGAACGAGACTGTCAACTTGTCCAAGCGAGGTGGTCGTAGGGTTGAAACAAATAACCTGTGGCTGAATTTAACTTTTGAGGATGACACTGGTCCAATCATCGCAACCATCGACAGATTCAAATATAATAAAATGGGAAAGCAAATAGTTGAGGATGGAAGGATTGGCGATTGGTATCTTGTGAAAGGCACTCTGAGAGCAGGTTTCCGGAAGGTTTATGTTGATAAGTGGAAAAAGCTCTCATAAGTGATTGAATTAAAAAACCTAATAGATACAAGGGTCTTAAGAAAAATGTTGCTTTCTCTGAAGAGATGGAGTATAATAAATGTAATGGGAAATGTTTTCTCCCAGATCATGTTGCTCTTTAAAAATCTGAGAAAGGAAATAAAAATGATTTGTCTTAATCTTAAAGATAAACCTGCTCCTGAAAAAAGAGAGGTTTTCGACTCCAGCAGAGTGAGACGTAACACTTGGTGTGGTCCATATGTTGCAGCGGCAGTTTGCAAAATTGACTACGAGACTGCTTACCAGACCTTCCGGAAAATAACTGGGAAACGCCATGTTGCTGGGACTCACGCTGATGAGGTTAAGAGGGTTTGTTCCGAGCACGGTGTTAAGTCTGGGGAGATTACCAGACTCAAAACCAGAGCTGCTTTAACAATGGACTCGGGTTATGGTCGTTTTGGTATTAGGAAAAAACTGCACCATCTTTTACGGGAAAACCTAGAGGGGAATCTCTATATCGTTTGCGTCACAAACCATTGGGTTGTTGTTGATGGGCGTGACAAGACTGCCACCGACAGCTGGCATGCAGGTGAATGGGTTCCGATCAGCGAGTTTAAGCACAAGGATCGTCAGGTGAAGTACTACTGGCCAATCACTTCTAGACCTCGTTTCTAGCAAACAACCTCCCCCTCTTGGGGGAGGAATTTTTTGTTTTTTTGTTGCCTTTATGACAGAAAAGAGGGATAATAACTGTATTGGGGAAAACAACCCCCGAAACTGAGAAAGGAAGAAAAATGAAAGTTAAATTTGTTGAAGTAACGCCAGACACTAGATTGGCTTACTTAAAAAGTATGGGCTGCAATCATCAAGATGCAATAGCGTTAATAGAACTTGATCGCCTAATCTGTGTTCACTTTTTGGATTTGCCTGAAAAAAGAAAATTAAATTTGCAACGCATGGCAATTTGGAGAGGGAGAACAAAATGAGAGAGCCAAAAGAATACAAGTACAAAAAATTTACAGGCACAGTTGTTAAGAAAATATATTACGACGTTTATATTGAGGTGCCTTATATAAACGACGAAGACGAGATCTCAAATGAGGACATTATGGAGCAACTCATCGAAGAGGCAAAAATATCCGATCCTGTATACGGTGAAGAGTACATCGTTATAGAAGAAGATATAAAACTAATACACTGATGCAAATAAACAAAGCTCATGCTAATTACTGCACAGCAAAAGTAAAACTAGATTCCGAAACAGTACAGAGGTTATCCGCTCTCCCAGGATTTAAAAAGTGGGTTGGGCGAGATCTTCTTTTTGCCGCCACAGGAGCCAACATCGATCACATCCGGAAATTCTGGCCAGACGCTGATTGGCACGATTCTGCTTCAGACATACTCAACTTATACATACAAACCCTTAAAGATGCAGAGTCCGTCAGGAAATTAAAAACTCAACCACCACCAGAGAATGACGACTTCATGTTCAAAACAAAACCATTTGAACACCAACGCTCTGCATTCTACATGTCTCGGGACAATGAGTCATTTGCTTTGCTGATGGAGCAGGGAACTGGGAAAACAAAAGTCATCATAGACAACAGCGCGTATTTGTATGGTGCTGGGAGAATAAACTGTTTGGTTGTTATTGCTCCAAACGGTGTTCACCGGAACTGGATCCATAAAGAAATACCAGACCACATGCCGGATTGGTGCAAGCACAAGTGCTCTTATTATTACTCAGGCATGAAGAAAAAAGACCTTGAGGCGTTTGAAGAAACAATGTTTTCTGAGGACTGTCTTAAAATTTTTGCATTCAATGTTGAAGCATTTGTTAGCAAAACAGCTGTTGAGCTGATAAATAAAATTTTGTTAGCAAACGATGCAATGCTCGTGGTTGACGAGAGCTCTAGGATAAAACGCCCAGGAGCAAAGCGCACAAAAGTAATAACCAAGCTGTCTACTCTGGCAAAATACCGGAGAATAATGACTGGAACTCCTGTGACAAAAGGTCCAGAGGATATTTACAGCCAGTTTAAATTTTTAGACCCTCAGATACTGGGCTATGACAGCTTCTACTCATTCAAAGCTCGTTACTGTATCATGGGTGGGTTTGAGAGCAAGCAGATTGTTTCTTATCAAAATGTGGACGAGCTGACCAAGAACATCGAAGGTCATTCTTATCGGGTGCTGAAAAAAGACTGTTTGGATCTTCCTGATAAAATATACCAAAGATATCCTGTGGAGCTGTCTGTGAAACAACGCAAACTCTATGACCAGATGCGTAAACAGTTTATCGCAGAGATGGACGGGGAGCAAGTAGATGCTCCTGAGGCAATAACTCGTCTCCTACGGTTGCAACAAATCACCTGCGGTTGGTTCCCGACAGAGAATGGCGTTGTCCCGATTGAGGACAAAAATCCGCGTTTGAATGCTCTTATGGAGATTTTAAGCGACATTGACTCCAAAGTAATCATCTGGGCACGATTTAAAGCTGATTTAAAGGCTATAGAGCGTTTGTTAGGGAGTGCAGCTGTTGCTTACCATGGAGAGGTCTCAAACAACGACAGAGCGGATGCGGTAGAGCGTTTTCAGAATGATCCTAAAATCCGATATTTCATAGGACAACCTCAGTCTGGTGGAATTGGTTTAACTTTAACTGCGGCAGATTATGCAATTTATTATTCCAACAGTTTTGATTTGGAAACAAGATTGCAGTCCGAGGACAGGTGCCACCGGATTGGAACCAAGAACAATGTAACATATATTGATATTGAAGCTCCAAAAACAATTGATTCTAAAATTATAAAAGCTCTGAGGAGCAAAAAGAACTTAGCAGATGTTATCACAAAAGACCCGATATCTATGTTCCTTATTGAAAATGAGTGAACATAATTTTTGGAAATATGTTAGAAGCTCTCTCCCAGGCATTAAAATGTACCGAGTTGAGAATAGAGTTTCTGAAGGCATGCCTGATATTCATTACATACGTAATGGGAGTTCGGGTTGGGTAGAATTAAAATATCTAGCAGATTGGCCAAAACGCAACAACATAAAAATCGGTTTGAGGCTGAACCAGAGTTTTTGGCTTGATGAGTATAAAAAGTTAGACGGTCGCTGTTGGATTATGATCCGGATAGGGACAGACTTTATAGGGCTGGTGGATGGTGCGGAAGCAAAAAAACTTTACGAGAAACTCCCTGTCCCAGATTTTTTAAAGTGCTTAGCTTATAAAAAATTCGGCAAGATGACCAAAGCTGATTGGGCAGAGCTTGCTGATGTGATCACGGACCAATCATAACTGCTTCTTGGAGTTTTGACCTCAAAGCTGGCGAGGCTGAAGTTGTTATTTGATTCAAAGTCGGTGAATCATAATCTTCTTGTATTGTTTCAATTGCAGGAGGTCTAACAGAACTTTGCACCACCTGTGAGAATAAAGGTTTGTTCATACGATCAACTTGCTGGCTGGTCGCATTCCTAGCAACATTGGTTGCTCTTTGGACTTGAGCACCTGTTGCGAGAGCTTCTCCTGCGCCAAAAGGTATCATCTTAATATAATTTAAAATACCTTTTTGTGCCATCGCAGACATCACTGTGTAGCCTGTGCCTGATGGGTTAAGTTTAATCTCTGACCAAAGTGTCGGCATGACATCTTGCCGGAATTTAGCAATTTGTTTTATCTCCGCTGGGGAGAAAAACTCCTCTACTAATTTTCTATTCTTAACAAAAATTTCATTAAAATTGTTAACAATGTTAGTCCTTGTGATGCCAGATGTCCCAGCTCCTGAGAATGCTTTTTCTAAAAAACCGTCTTTTATTAAAGCAATTATTTCCTCAGAGCCTTCGTCCCCTAAATTTTGTTTCAGTTTCCGTATAGCTAGCCCAAGAGCTTGGCTTGGTGCGAATTTTGCATGTCCGAACAAAAGTCTGGTAACTTGCATAGGAGTGTAGTTGGGGTTTGAGAGTGTTTCTAATATTTTGTTAGCAGCTCTTTCTTGAGAATCTTTCGCAGACCCTTTCCCTGTCATGCCAATATAACGTCTGTAAAGATCAGTCGCGTTTTTAAGCTCTTTCAGTATTGCTTCATCCCCAGCAATCAACCCTCTTTCAATTCCGTTAAATATAGAAGAGTCCAAAATACCTTTCATCCTGTTCAAAGCCATTGCCTCCGGAGAACCTGCCTGCGCGGTTCTTGCAGCTCTGTTAAGGGATTTTTGATATCCGTGCAGAACTTTTAATGGCTGGCCTTTGAACTTAGGATTGCTAGCGATTTTTGATATTCGTTTAAGATACTCAAGCTCTCTTCTGAGGATAGGCATATCCGCTAATTCACGAGCAGTTATCCCCAAGCCTTCGTCGCCACCTTTTGTGATAGCGTCTAGCATTTCTTTTGAAGTTTGAAGAACACCTTCTGGCTTCATGATAGGAGGCATGTCCGCTGTTTTAACAGCATTGTATGCTTGAGAAGATAATTCTTTAATAGCTGCTGAACCTGATGTGGCTATGTTTTGAACAGACTCTGCTGCTGCAGTCGAAACATCTTCTGCTGCAGACAACGTGCCTGAGCCGAACTCTTTTTGTAATCTTTCAGCCTCTGCCCTTATCATCCCGAGCTGTCTTTCATCAAACCCACGCATAATTCCAGAAGCAGAAGGATCAGTCCCTGGAGCATTACGCAAAACATCTTCTACTTCGAGTTGCTCTGTGACTCTTGATCCTGGACCCTGTTTCCGGTCTGGGAGCTTTGCACCTCGTTGCCCTTCTGTTAAAGGGAATGCGGATTTTTGCGCTGGGTCTGGAGTTATTTTTTCAATTATTTTCTCAGCATTAAACCTCGGGAAAACAGACTTTGCTGCTGTTGCTGTTTTTGTTGCACTTTTTACAGCACCTTTCACCGCTAAACCTAAAGCTGGCGGCAACACAACGTCTGCTGCAACTCCTATGCCTGTGGCCAGTCCTACTTCTTGACCAATGTCTGTGAAGGTTCTGTTTTTGGCTTTTGAAGTTTCTGGAGCCAATAATGATTCCCCAGCTATGCTTGCTGCCTCGGTTGCAGGATAAGTTGTTATCCCGCGTTGGATAGTTTCTTTAATTCCTTTTGCCCCAGATGTATATCTGCTGGCTGGTAGGTATTTAATCACCTCACCTGTGAAAGTGGCGATATCTGTAAAATCTAATCCTGGTTTGTTAATGTAATAAGGCTCGTCATTCCAAACAATCATCGGCAAGCCGAACTTATCCGAGAATACTCCTCCGAATCTCGAGTCGCCAGCGAAAGATTTTTTTATTATCTCAGCTTTGGAGTTGTCGTCTTTTGAGAACATAATCTTAACATTAGGGATTAAGGATTCAAAGAATCCAACATCTTCGATCTCTGTCGCACTTGGGACATCCGGGAATTCTATGTCTGAAGAAGATCCTTCAGCAATAGGCTCTTGGGGTGATGGGATTATTTCCTCATCATTTATTAATTTTTCATTTATCGCCATTTATTGAAGCTCCAGATTTGGTTGTTCACCTTTCCAACCTTTAATAATTAAAGCACCTTGATTTTGGAAAAGTTTTGTTCCACGTTTGCCGTTTACTTCATTAAGAATAACAGCACCATCCGGGATGGAGTTGTACCACTCTTTTCTGTCCGCAACCCAAGCTGCAGTATCTGCTTCATCATCTCCTGTGTTATACTTTTCATCTTTTTGGGTGGGTGAAAACTTTTCATATATCCCAGAATCTTGCTCTTTTATAATTTTGTCAATTTCAACAGCCGACTTCCCTTGAGTTGCTAGGTCTCTGAAGAGAATAGCATCTGTTGCTTGGTTCTGACTTTGCTTGTATAACTTGTACATAGTTAAGTAGTTCGTAGCTCCTGGATTATTTAAACTCAAAATAGCTCTTTGGTAGGCTTTGAATTCCATATCCGAGGTTGAACCAGAACCAACTGGGCGCATTTTAGGAGCAAGCGCAAAAGAAAGTGCTTCAAGGTATTTTTGATCTTGGACATCTTGTGAATTTACACCAAACACATTAGTCAGCACACTTCTTATCTCTGCCACTCGACCAGTGAAACCACCCGTTAAATCAGGACTCTGCATTAAAATGGTCATAGCAGCCTCAAGAGTAGGAACAATATCGTCTCTTGTGGTCCTTGTTTTCGCAACCAGTTTGTCTGCTTCTTCAACTCTTTTTTTCATCCCAATAACCGATTGTGGGGTTGTTCCTCCTGTTGGTGCTCTCAGGATAACTCCTAGGCCACTGCCAGGGTCTGGGGTGTAGAAACTTACGTATTGCTCTCCAATAATAACAGGCTGTCCTAGTTTAGAAGGATCTTCAGTTGTTATGTTGCTAATCAGCTCATTAAATTCTGGGCTTTCCTCAGTTACACCGAATCTTGCAAGTGTCGCTGTGGCTTGCTCTTTGGTTTGGTAAATTGCTTGTGCTCCCTGAACCCTGCTTTTCCCTTTGGATGGCTTTGCAAGAGCATCTTTGGATGCATAACGACCCGTTGCATCAGCATTTACAATAGTTTCATCAACTCTGACCAGTCGTTCGTCAATCGGAGTTTCTGGATTGTCTTCTGCTTGATTGTCAACAACTGTTATGAATTTCTTTTTAACGATCGAGGAGACATCTGGCATCTGTACATTTTCAATAGTATTACCAGCATTGTCTGTAACAGTGTAGTTATACATCGCTGCACCCTCAGCACTCCTAACCACAACCCCTTCTTCATCAACAACTGGTGGTCCTTTTGTATACGAACGCCCAACGCCTGTGCCTGATGGTGGTTTAATCATACCAGCAATCTGTATAGCATTTGCTGGGAGTTCTGATTCAGCTTTTCTACGGGCTTGGAAGTCTTGCATCAAATATTCAGCAGGAACCAAAGAAGCTGTAGAAGCAGCACCTAGTGCGGTGGCTCCTGGCTTGCTGGATTCTGCCGCCATGTTGGTGAAGAACTGGAACGCCAACAACGCAGGGTCAACATCTCTTAACTTCGGTTGCATAGCTTTGGCTATTTCCAATGCAGCTTGAACACTCTCAGCTCCTCCGAGGGCTTTTAAAGCACCTGCGGAAAGATCATCAAGATTGGTGTTGGAAGCTCCAAGTGTTGGGGTGCTCGACTCAGCAGTTACAGCATCTGCTTTAAGGGGAGGAGTATCATCATTGCTGGTTTGTGCTAAGTCGAGCGAAGGAGTGAATGTGTTTGTGTCTGGGAGATTGGATCTTTGCTGGGTATAACCCCCAACATCAACATTTTGGCTGAGCTGATTTATCTCATCGCCAACTCTTTGCAGCGCATTCTGCACCTCACGTCTCTCTTCAGTGGAGCTAGAGTTAACATATTGAAGTTTCAGCTGTTCGTAATTCCTGATCCTTGTTTCCAGAAGTTTGTCAGGGCTCAAATTCCTAGAAATATATTCCGGGGAAGATCTGAAACCTTCTAGGGAAGGAGTATACATGACAGAGTTACCCATCCCTAGCCTTGTGCCTTCTCGTCCTTTGTCGAACAGATAAT